CACAATACGTTGTAGATCCAGTATATAATAAAGGACAAACTTGTTGTGATACTGCTAATAAAGATGGAAGGAGATCTGTGGTTTTATCATTAATAAAGTTCATTAATAAAGATCCTAGTTACTTTCACAAGTTAATGGACGAAATTGAACAGGAGATTACGTATGGCAATTGATGACGGTGGAGCTTCTGCTGAATCTGCAGAACAAGAAACTACATTAACAGAAGGTCAGTTTAACTTTAAAGAGCATCTAGCACCAGAGTATAAAGATCATACTGCATTAGCTGATATCAACGATGTTAATGGTATGGCAAAATCTTATATCTCTGCTCAGGAAATGATAGGCCAGCAACGCCTACCTATGCCAGTAGCAGAAGCAGACCCTTCTGAATGGTCACGGTTCTATGATTCTACAGGACGTCCCATGGGAGAAGAAGGTAAAGGTTACAAATTTGATACTCCTGAAGGAGCTGAGCAAGGTGAAGATGCTGCTTCAATGGAAAAATTCTTTAGGAAATCAATGCATGATGCAGGATTAAGTCAAAAACAAGCGCAGGCAATGTACAAATCATACGGTGACTTTTCAGGACAGTTTACTGAAAAGCAAGCGACTACTACAGCTGATATGGAAAAACAATGGGATACGGATATTCGGCAAGAGTTTGGTCTTGCTTATACAGATCAATTAGAATCAGCTAAGGCTGCGGTTGAAGAATTTGGTAGTGATAATTTAAAACAGTACCTCGATGAAAGTCGTTTAGGTAACCATCCAGAGATGATAAAATTCGCTGCTAAAATCGGAGCCCAGCTGATAGAAAAAGGGTCACAAGGAAGAGCAGGGCGTCAGGGCACATCTGTTCTTACTCCTGACCAAGCTAAAAACGAGATTGCTCAGTTACATGGCAACCCTCAATTTATGGAATCTTACCATGGGTCAGGTCCTTCTCATGAAGAAGCAATCAAGCGGATGACTGCTCTACATGATTTCGCGTATCCACCCACGGAGGAATAATGGCTGATTATTATAGTAAATTATCTAAAAAAAATAAAAAAGCGTTTAATAAATTAGAGATTATTGCTGGCGTTGCTCATATGGAGAGAAATCCTGAATATAAGAAAAAAATTTTAGATAGAGCTAAAAAAGCTAAGAAAAAAGCTCTTATTAAAAAAGTAAAAAATAAGGGTCACGTGACCCATGGAAGTAAATATCAAAAACTTAAATCAGGAATGAAAAAGAAAAAGTAATGCCTAAAAAGAAAAAGAAAAAGAAACCAAAACCGGGTAGCTATTAAGTAATGGTCCGTCATCTCACGCCTCGGATGTAAAAGGGGAAGCAAGGGTCCGCTGTCGGGTAGCTCAAGCGATTTAGCATTTATTATTAACCATTTCTGAGGATTGACAAATGTCTAATCAGATCACTACCGCGTTTGTACAACAGTACAAAGCAAATGTAGAATTCCTTCTTCAACAGAAGGGTTCTGTCATGCGCCCGTACGTGCGGAATGAGACTCAGAATGCTGAATTCCAGTTCTATGATCGTATTGGAGCAACGGCTGCAGTTGAGGTTCTTACTCGACATGCGGATACTCCGTTGATTGAAACTCCTCATGATCGTAGACGCTGCCACTTAAGAGATTTCGACTGGGCTGATTTGATCGACCGCAAGGATCGTATCAGGTTGCTTATTGACCCGACTTCTCCGTACGCACAGAATGCAGCATTTGCTCTTGGTCGCTCTCTAGACGACGTTATTATCGAAAATATGTTCGGTACGGCGTATACTGGAAAGACAGGCTCAACGAGTACTACATTCCCAGCAACACAACAGATCGCCGTTGATTACGTTGAATCTGGTGGTGCAGTGGATTCTGGATTAACTGTTCCTAAACTACGAAATGCTCGTCAAAAGCTAATCGCAGCTCAGAACGATAAATCAGAAGCTCGCTACATTGCTATTTCAGCTGTTCAAATGACTGATTTGTTAGCAAACTCTTTGATCCACGATATTGATACAAGTGAAATCAAAGCACTCGTACACGGTGAAGTTCCATTTTATATGGGATTTAAATTCATTGAATGCGAGCGATTATTAACCACTACTAGTACTGCTCATCGACGTCTGCCTTGCTGGGTTCATTCAGGCATGCTGCTTGCAATGGGTGCAGAAATTCAGGCTGAAATCGGTCCTAGACGTGACAAACGAAACTCGACTCAAGTTTACTCTGCTGCTTCTTTCGGCGCTGTCCGAATGGAAGAAGAGAAAATGATCGAGATCATCTGTGACGAATAACCTAAGGAGATAACTCATGGCTACTGTTAGCGGTGTAAATTACACCAAAGTAACAAATACGCCCGTTGATCTTATTCTTCCTAGGGATATGCACGGACGTGTTCGAGTAATGTATGACACATATGAAGCATCTGCATTGGCAAATCCATCAACTATACAGTTGTTTAAAATGCCTCAAGATGCTCGCGTAATCGATTTTAAGATCTGGCATGATGCTATGGGCTCAGGTACTACCTTGGCCTTTGGTGATGTTGCCGATCCTGATCGTTTCGTTGTAGCTGCAGCTTCCACTTCTGCTGGTATTGTATCTCCTCTCATTGGTGTTATTGACACCTTTGCCGGGTATACTTACTCCGCAGAAACCGTTGTCTCTTTGACATTGGCTGGTGGCGCAGGTACAGGTACTATTCACGCGTACATTATGTACGTCGTAGATTAATAACCTACACATTGGACTCCCGGTTTCGGCCGGGAGGACTTTTCTATGGCCACTTCAAAAGTAGAAATAGCAAATCTAGCTCTTATGCACGTTGGAGATAATACTATCACTAGTTTCTCTGATGGTACTGCTGCAGCTAATACAATAAATACAGTCTACGAGACTATTAGAGATGCTGTATTACGAGATCATATTTGGAACTTTGCTGTAAAACAAGCAACTCCTTCTTTAGACGCTACTGCTCCTATCTATGGTTTTAATCATAGATTCGATATGCCAACTGACCTACTAAGATTAATTGAAATAGAAGATAACCCTAAATATAAAATTGAAGGTCGGTTCATTCTTACAGATTCTAATCCGATCAATATAAGATATGTGTATAAAAATGAAACGGTCACTGAGTATGATTCTATGTTTGTTCAAGCCTTGGCAGTTCGCTTAGCTGCTACTATAGCAGAGCGATTAACTCAGAGCAGTACACTAGCTGAAGAATTACTAGGTGTTTATAGATTACACCTCAAAGATGCTAAATCAGTTGATGCTCAAGCTAACTACCCAGATGATTTAGAAGCAAATCTGTGGTTAGACGCGAGGACTAAAGGAACAAGTATCGGATCAGGTGATCTTTAATGGCGACAAAAAAGCCAACAGAATCTGGAATTAGAGCTGATACTTTTCAGACTAATTTTACAGCAGGTGAGTTTAGCCCCTTGCTAGAGGGACGTGTAGAACTTGCTAAATATAAAGATGCTGTATCTAAATTAGAAAATTTTTATTGCTTTCCTCATGGACCTATCGACAAAAGGCCAGGTACTAGATTTATATCCGCTGTTAAAACAGAAGCAAATAAAACAAGATTAATTCCTTTTATATTCTCAACTATACAAGCCTACGTTTTAGAATTCGGAAATAATTACATTCGTTTCTATAAAGACGAAGGACAAATTACAAGTGGCGGTCCTGCTTACGAAATAAGTACTACCTACACAACCGCTCAAATCCCTGATTTAAGATTCACTCAATCAGCTGACATATTATATATCTGTCATAGCGCGCATGCCCCTAAAGAATTAAGTAGAACAGGACATACTGCCTGGATATTAACTGATTATGACTATGGCGATGGTCCTTACTTAGATGAAAATACAACTGCTACAACTATTGCTCCTTCAGCAACTACAGGTAATATTACTCTTACAGCTTCTACTACTTTATTTTCTTCAAATGATATTGGTAGAAACGTAAGAATTAAACAAGGATCTGCTTGGGGATCTTCTAAAATAACTGCTTTCACAGGAGTCGTATCTTCTATTACTATCGCTGGTGGCGGCTCTGGATATGGCTCATCTCCTCCAACGATTACTATTTCAGGAGGCGGAGGTTCAGGAGCAACAGCTACAGCTGTTCTTACAGCTGGTGCAGTATCTTCTATTACAATAACGGCTGGTGGTTCTGAATATTCATCTATCGGGACTATTGTATTTTCAGATCCACCGAGTGGTACCACGGCAACAGGTTCTATGGTAATCACTACGACTACAAGCGCTACTGTAATAGTTGATAGCGATTCTGACTACGTTGATACAAGCGCAGTAACTACTTGGCGCCTTGGTTCTTGGTATGTTAATAATTGGCCATCAGGTCAACCTACCTTTTTTAATAATCGACTAGTTTTCTGTAATACAACAGCTGAACCAAATGCTTTCTGGTGTTCAAGATCAAATGATTTTAATAGCCATAAGCCAACAATACGAGATGGTACAGTAGTAGATTCAAGTGCCGTTAATAGACTTATTACAGATAACCAGGTAAATGCGATCTATTGGTTAGTTGTAGATAACGCAGATATGTTTGCAGGTACTAGTGACGGACCTTTTAAAATATGGTCTGGCTCTACTACAGAAGTATTTTCACCAACTAAAGTTAAAGTTGATAAACAAACAAGAGACGGTGCAACTAATATATCTCCATCTCCTGCAGGTGACTCTATTTTATATGTTTCTAGATCAACATTAAAGATAAGAGAACTAAGTTTCAGTTTTGACCA